CAGGGCGGTCATCAATGGGCCACGGCCATAGATCTCACCGGCCACCTTCATGTAGCGGCTGATCACCCATGGGGACATCTTGCGGCGGCGGTAGACCAGCTCGGCCTTGGAGACTTTGTCAATAACGTGGTAGCAGTAGTCGCCACGCTTGTGGTCGTAGATGGTGGCTTCCAACAGCTCGATGTCATCTGTCGGCTTGTTCTCAATGCGCCGGGCCATGTCATCAGGGATCTCGGCATCTGGCCACTGACGCTGGATGCTCTCGCCCTTCATGCGCATACGGCGGTAGACGTTGTCCACTTGGCCATTGGCTCCCTCTTCGTAGCTCACCAAGAACAGGGGCACGGGGATGAAGTTGAGCGGCTGCACATCGTCACCCGGCTGCACCATCATGCAGGCAGTGCCGACCGCCAGATCCAGCAAGAACTCGCCCATGGCGATGTCAAAGTTGGACTGGTTCAGCATGGTGAACATCTTGTCTTGGTAGACCTCAAGCACGGCCTGCGCCTGCTGTCTGCGCTCCATTGGGATGTCAGAGCCAGCTTCCAGCTTGGCCCACTTGCGCTGTGGCGGGAACACAACAGACTGCAAGCGGTTGGCAAAACGCTGGGTGGAGTTGATGGCGGTCGAGTCGAAGACGCGCTGCATCTTCTTGGAGCCAGTCGCGCCACCTTCCCACACGCCGTAGAGCTGGCGCTGGGGCAGGGCGAATTCGTAGGCATCTTGGTAGAGCTGCTGGAATTCGTCCTTCTTGGCCTGCGCGGCCACCTGCCGTTTTAGGATCTGCTCTGGTGTCAGGCGCATGCCGCCGGGTGTGTTCTTGTCGTATTCCATGATTATTTTTTCTCTCTGGCCGCAGCCATGTTGTCAACCAAATTTGGGTATGGCCTGCCAGCTTTTGCAGCACGGCGCATGGCATTGCGCTTCTCGGCTGATGACAGCTCTTTTGGTTTGCCTAGATCTTTTGGTCTTGGTTTGTCCCACACTTCTTTCATGATCTACCCCTTATTCGTACCACTCAAGTTGCAAATGTGCGGCATGTGACACTCCATTCACGTTGGTCAATCTAAACAAATAGTTTGTTAGCGGCTTCAGCACATATTCCATTGACCCAATAGATCCACCACCAGATTTTTTGCCTGCACCGCCTGCAATCAATTCAGCAGATAACACATCACCAACTGATGTGACTGTTGGGTTGACAACCATTGCGACTTGGCTTGGATTGCTGACAGCGTAGTTGCGGTTTCTGTTGATTGGCGTGAATGCTGTGCCGCCAGTTGTTGCTGTACTTTCGTAGATGTACAGCTCTGCGTCCCCCAAGCACATGCCATCAATGGTTACATGCGGGTACACGCCAGATGGTGAGGCCATCACAATGTCAATGCTTGCGCCTGCCGCCAATGGCGCGGTGTCTGGCGCAATCTTGTATGCATAGTAAGCGCGGCCATCGTGATTGCGCTGGTGGTTAACGTCAACAACAATGACAGGCGCATCAGCGCCAGCAACTACCTGTGTGCCAGCATTGTTCTTGTGTGTCAGTACAACGTGCCTTGCGTTGGTTGTGTCTGACTCGCGTGTGACTGTTAAGACGGCCATCAGTCTTCTTCCATTTCGTCAGCAATCGGGCCACCGACCAACCACGCATCACATGTTCGACTGGATGCGCACTTGAAGTGCAGCAACTCGCAATAGCCAAGCCCAGCGGCTTCAACAATATCCTCGTCGTACCCGGCTTCTTGTTCTGGCCGCTTGGCCTCAATGCCAGCTTTGATGCAATCCAGCATCTGGCTGGTCACAATGAATGCCGCACAGTTGCCGCAGCGCATACCCATGGCCTCGGCCTCGCTGGTGTTGAGCATGATCGACTTCTTAAGCCAGAAGATGCGGTTGTTCTCAGCATCATTGGGGTTGGCTGGGCCATAGCCGTAGTGTTGAAACGCAAAGTTGCGAGCCTTGAGGTTCTCGGCCAAGTCGCGTGTAGCGATAGGGCACGAATACTCTTCCTCTTCCAGCTCAACCTCTGCCAACATGGTGCGCTCGGTTGCCATCATTTGCCCTTCTTGAGCTTGTCTGCTTCGCTCATTGCGATTGCCACGGCCTGCTCACGGCTGGCCACCTTGTCACCGCTTGAGCTCTTGAGCTTGCCAGCCTTGTACTCGCGCATGACCTTGGCAACCTTGTCTTGCATCTTTGCTTTCATGTCTTTCATGACTGAGCTCCTGACAGCATTGGCCGTGTTGCCTTGCGAGACACAGCACCCAGCTTGGCGGCCTTGCGCTCACCGATCTCGCGCTTGAGAGTGCTCTCGGCCTCAGTCTTTTTGGCCACAAACTGGGAAGAGTCAAACTCTTCGATGGTTGGGGCGGTAGGAATCTCAGGCGCAACAGGTGCGGTCTCTGTAAATTTAGGAATAGGCTTTTGCTCAAAGTACTCAAAGGAGATGGTGTCCTTTTTGCCGACCAATGCCTTGAGCGGATTCTTGGATCTGACTTCTTGAGTGCCGGTTCTTGCGATGACCGGGTTCTTTTCAAGGTCAGCAAGCACGGCGTTGTAGTCATCCAAGCTCTTTTGGTAGGTGGCTTTCTGCGCCTCATAGGTCGGCAGCAAAGACTCTTTGTACTGAGCCATTTGGGCTTCAAACGGCTTCATCTTTTCAGCCACACCAGCTTGGTAGCCGGTGAATGCTGTCTGATATTCGCCGGTCAGCGCATCGATGCTGGACTTGTACTGCTTGGACAAGCGCTCGATGTCGGATGTGCTGCGCCGGGCAAGCTGGCGCTGTTTGAATTGGGGCAGGGTAGCCATTATTGAATCCTCATGCCGCCGCTGCCAAGGTCAACAGGGATGCCAAGCTCGGCATCCATGCGCTCGCCTGACAACAGCGACCTGCGGCCACCGCGAGTGCGAGCCTTGAGTGCTGATGCCTCGGACGCTGCGGCCTTGCGGCGCTCTTCGTCGGCAGAGGCTTGCACTTCCTTGGCCTTGCGCTCCATTTCCAGCTTGTTGGTCTGGTAGTTGAGCTGGGACTGCTCAAACTGCTGCTTGGCGGTCTGCGCTTGTTGCTCAAGGGATGCGCCTTGCTTGGCGTACTCGGCAGTTTGGCGCTGAAGCTCAGTGCGCATGGCGGCTTGGTCGGTGGCCTGCTGCGCCAGCAAGGTGCGCTGGTCTGACTCGGCTTGCTTGCGAGACTTTCGTGCTTCGCCTGCGTTGTATGCGGTGCTCAAAATGATTGCACCAGAGATGAAATAGCTCATGTGGTTATCTCCTTGTGTTCAAAAACTTCCATGCCCAGCTCGGCGTATTCCAGCGCGGTGAACATCTCTTCCAGCTTTTTGATGTCTGTCTCATCGGTCGGATTGGGATGGATCGTTGTCCAGATCGCATCCTCATGGGTATGCACCACCCGCTTTGTCCCGGCCTCAGAGATGAATGACGCTGGCGCTGTGTGTGTCTCCAGCCCAAACTCGGTGTAGCAGGTGATGCTGCCTTGGCTGATGATGTTGAAGTGGCGATGGCGGTGGATCTTGCCGACCACCACCGTGCCAGCAGGCAGATGGATCTCACGCGCATAGATGCCGGGTGCCAGCCAGTGCTTGAGGGGCGGGGATTCGTCCATCCGCTCACCATCCGGCAGCGCCTGACAAGCCTTTTGAATGGCCATGATCTTCTGTCGCGCAATTGGCGCAGGCAGATTTGTCGATGGCATTTCAATGATGGCTGTACTCATACCAACAGATTCTATTGATGTTTGTACAGTGGTCAATGGCCTGTATATCTGTGCGATATAGGCTCATGCAAACACATCGAAGTCGGTGCTGGCGCTGGACTGGCCCATGGGTCGGCCACCAAGCTGGTGGGTGCGGGTCATGCGGTTGTATTCGCCGCCGCCCAGCATCAGGTAACCGAAGGAGTCGCCAATGTGTGAGTGCTCGTTCTTGTTTGGCGCGTCCCTGAACCGCTCTTGGCCAGCGCCGACCGCCACCCGCTTGAAGTGGTAGCCACCGGCCAGAGCTTTGCGCAGCAGCTTGCACTCGCGGTTGACTATCAACCCCGGCTTTCCAGCAATTAAGCGCTGCATGGGGGCAGCAGAGGCCTCGCGGCGCACCTTAAAGTCGTTGGATGCTGTCGGCTGCGCACGCAAACCCAAGGTTTTCAAGTAATCAAAGGCTGTGACCTCGTAGATCGCATCTCTGGCCATGCCAGCAGGGTCGCCCCAGATCATGACTTGGTGGTTTGGGTAGCGCTGGTTCAGTTCACCCAGCAATTGGTGGCCAAAACGCTCAAGACCCATGTCAAAGGTGACAATTTCCTGATGAATCAGCCACCGGCCATTGGGTAAACGCTGGCCAATGGTGGCCGCAGGGGTCAATCCGAAGTCAAGCCCCACCTGAATCGGCACATTGGGGTCAATTTCGGTGTCGCCAGACATGGTGCTGTCCTCATACTCTGGCCAAACAGGGCGGCCCTCTTGGACGTAGGTATATTCGCCACCGGCATAGCAGCGGATCCAGTCCAAATTCTTGCCAAGCAGCATCTGCTGGTAGTAGCCGGGCGGCAGGTTGTGGACGTTCTCGGCCTTGGGGTTGACCTTCCACCACTTGCCACTTGC